ATTATACCGGAATAGTTAATAGAGTCATTTTCAAAGATTTCATTACCCGCAAAACGAATAATCGGAATATAGGAAATAGGTAATACTTCCTGTTGAACGATTTTATTACCGCAGATTTTATAGAAATTAACGGAATTTTCCTTATTCTTGACATAATAAGAAACTACGGCAACGGAGTCGAGAGGAATAGACCATTGATTAAAGTTAGAGAGGTTAAGTATTGGCTTAACTTCCGGAAAATTAAACGGGACTACGTCATCGCCATATAAGCGCTTAGCCTTCTTGACAGAAATATAGTTAACGATAGCGCCTTCTTCTGCGTCAGAACCGTCACATGTATTGACATTCGGGTCAAGCGCGACAGAATTAATATGCTTAACGGATTCGAGAACTACCTTAGGATTTCCGTTATCATCTTCTTCAGTAGAAATGACGATAAAGCCATAGCCGGTTAATGTAGCCTTTCTAAAAGCGTCGACTATTGCACTCTTATTATCGTTCTGCTGTTCAGTAATATCGATTAATTCCTGCACATCCTTATATTCATTCTTATTTGACAGTTCTATATGCCATGGCGAGCTGGAAATAGGTGAGCTTATAGCATTAACCATTACGTTCCAGTTATTCAACGACAGTTTAAGACGATTCTTACCCTTTCTATAACGATTGGTAAAGTCATCGTCCCAGAAATTTCCAGAATAACGTCTTAAAGCATTGACCGCCTGAGTCATGGTATCAGAATATCGATTATTACTCTTTCCGAGAAATTCAGAACATTCTGTTATAATATCTTCATCTTTCTTTTTCATAAAAATTCCTTTTTCTTTTGAAATAAGTAGAATTACATATCTGAGTATCTATAGATTTCAATATCTACCTGTACACGACATATCCAACGACTGGTATCTTGATAGTTATTTGCAGCTGCATGGAATAAAGCTGTAGTCTTACGGTCAATATCTTCATTGGTGAACATACATATACCAGAATATTCATAACGGTTAGGACCCGGTAATGAGAACGTCCATGTATTACTATTAAATGAAGACCCAGTATAATATGGATTAAATTCATTAGAATAGTAGTTATATGGATATTCAGAACCGTTTCTAATGAAACTCTGTACAGTTACGTTGGTAGTAATACTCTGAGTCGATTGAATATTCGGCAACCAGAAGAGATTACCTACAGGAATATTCATATTCTTGATATTGAGAACCCAGTATAATTCACGGCCCATTTCATTACCAGAGGTAGCACGCATATCGTTAACCAGCCATAAGCCAGAATTATCATAACATGTAGCCGGTAAAACCTGACGGTCATTACCTTCACCTATACCAAGCCAGAGGTAGCTTATATTCTGAGACCATGTAGTCTTATCTTTCTTACATCCACCGTAGTTACCCTTATATTCATATTTGATGAATTTAGAGGTAAACGTTACGCCCTGGAACGAGTTATCAGTAATAAAGTTATGGTCAGCATAGTTACCGCACCAATGGCTTAAGACACCGTACATTTCATATGTAGTTACGCCTGTATTAGGTCTAAGAACGATATTACCGTTTTCCCTGAAGAAATTATTGATATAATAGCCCGCGACATAGTAGCCAGGATATTCTGTATCGTTATAGACATATGTATAAGATTCCGGATATTGAATACAGTTGGCGTTGATAGTACAGCCATTATATTCGACATTCAAGAAATTAATCTGGTCCTGGTTAATTTGACAGTTAATATATTTAGGATTCTTACCAGGAGTATAGAACGTTGCACGAACGTCTACGTTATCCAGGAGCAAGTCAGTCAATATCTGAATATAATAAGAACTGTTGAAATTAATATTACCACGGCGCCATTGCACGGTTCCGAGAACTACGTTTGCTGTATTAATAATAGTTAACCAGCAATCAACGATATTGAGGTCGTTGCCGCTTCCGGAAATAACGATAGAACCGGAAACGTTATGCAATTCTGCAGAACCAGCCAAAGTTACATTATTAAAGTTGGAATTTTCAGCAATACATCCGCTTCTTAATGTAATATTATAAACCGGCATCTCGTTGAGGTCACCGTAGTTACCGTCAGCCTGCTTATTCTTTAAAGTAATAAACGTATTGGCGTCCTTGAAATTATGAAGAACGATATTATTATTAATAGAGGTCAGGTTAGACCAGTCATAGTTATTCGTAAACCATTCCTGTTTGATTTCCATATTTTCAAGAGTAATAGTTCCAGAAATTTTATCGTTAACTTCCTTAAAGTTACATCCGTCAAAAGCCAAGCCAGAACTGAAAACGTCAATAGTTACGGTCTTATTAGTCCAGCTTCTCATATCGACAGGATTAGAGTCAATAATGATATTGGTATATTCAGAATTAACCTTAGGATTCCAAGAGGTCTTGATTTCCTTCATGACGAGTTTAGTATTATGATTCTTGAAGAACGGATCGCCATTGAAACCCGGTGTTGAAATTTGGTTAGTACCGTCGTCGATAAAGACCGTATCATAGGAAACGTCAATTTTATCCTTAAGAATAACACTAAGGTTAGTATATGCAAAATATTTCTTAGCATATGTACCGTTGAAATATGGCCTAATATCAACTGTATTACAGTAGTCGAAGAGAGCATTAATTCTCAAAGTCTGATATTCGTAAATGGAGTCAGACGGTTGAGGAAATATACCAAAATGTTTAGAGTCGCAATGTTCAGTCGGCTTAACCATTATCCAACGACCAGTCAAATGGCTATTGGACTGAATAGACGAACCGTTATCGTCCGGTTGATATGAATCAGGATTCCATACATAGTTGATTGGTTCCTTATCGCCCACTTCATTATAGCCCAGAAGAGTAATTACCTTGACACCACCCACTTCAGGAATATTATCCGGGTCAGTAGCACGTAAAGCATCCATGGTCGGAATACAGAAAACAGTATCAGAGGTCAGGTCGAAACTGAAACCGAACTGATTTTCAATAGTATATTGAAGATTCCACTTGGTCTGATCAGAGGTATCGATTCCAAGTTCCTGTTCTTCCACTAATGTTCCGTTACCGATATACTTAAAGAAATAAGCAACCACGTCATTATTGACGAAAATCTGATGACCAGAACGGCCGAAATTATCAGTCAGCTGCGGGTTAGAGAGGGCAACACCGTCACGGTCATAAATATCCGCAACCGTATTACCGTCCTTAACCATAACCTGAATACATCCGTAAAGAATTTTTCCATTATTATCTAAATAACGGTTCCAATTATCGAAATTTCTCATGTTTTATTTTCCTTCTCTATAGTCTGGTAGTTTATACTTACTATATAAGTAGTTTATTTCGTCTTCCAGATCTTTGGCTTCCTTTTCTTCCTGACGAGTCTTATCAGATTTTCTGAATAAGAAACCGATATATGGTATCTTATCCGGTTGGTCACCGTATTTAATATCACCAGTCTTATTGGTTATGTAGTTCTTATAAAAAGCTTCTTCTGCTGCTATATCCCAGGGTCTCTTAAGATTTTCAGATTCATAAATCTGTTCTTTAGGAACCCAGTTTTCATAGTCCCTTTCAAGTTCGGCGATCTGTTCTTTGCTAAGCGGCTGTTCCAGCTTCTTCTGGTAATTCTTCAATTTTTCATTGAACGTACGCCCTGGTTCGTAGATAAGACCGTTAGTAGATTTTTCACCAGTCAATATTACCTGATTTTCCGGTGTTAACGTATTCTTATACTCGTTAGAGGGTGCAACCTTAGTCCTTAATTCGTCACGTACCTGTAGAGGATAGTCAGACGGAGATTTCTGAACTTTCTTAAGCATATCTACATCCTTAACCCATTTATTCTTGAGGTCCTGTGGAGTCATACCTTCACCGATTTCAGAAATTCTCTTACCAACATCAGGAAAACCAAACTTACGTCCAGCCAGTCCTGCACCACGCAGAATAGTATATGGCATAATAGCGTTAACTGCGGTACCAGCAACGACATCGCCTGGATTATAATAAGAACGTTCCATATTATCAAGAACTGAACTTTCTTTGCCTGGTTCATTAGTATAAGCTATAACATCCGCGCCTTCCATAATAGCCGGATTAACAGCATTAGAACCTAGAGCAACGGTTTTTGCCGCACGACCGCCTTTAGCAAGAGCAGAACCGATTAAGCCATATGGTGCCATGTATAAAGCATTTTCTGCTGCGTCGAGAGCTATAGATTTTCCAGTCGGTTCGCCACCCTTGAGGTATTCTTCAGTTGCACGAGGAAAAACTACCTTAGTTATGAAATTCTGAACACCTTCAGGACTAGCAGAAACTTTAAGATCGCGAGCGCGGTCCCTGAGGTTTGCTTCATTATTCATGATTTCCTTAAGACGATCTACAGTTATACCGTTTTCTTCTGCTATAAATTCAAGCTGGTCCTGTGTGTAGTCACCCTTTTCCCAGTCAGCACCATGAAAAGCCTTATCCAAGTCCTTGACATTATTAATGACAGGTTCTGAATAAAGAATTTTTCTGAAATTTGGCATATCGGCCAGTTCTTCATTATTCATGGTCTTTCCGAAATAACCCTTTCCAGAATAGATATATTGACGAACTTCCTTATCGGACATATCAGAACCAGCAATGACATTAGCCAGTTCTGTATTTCCTGTTTCGATTAATTCATCGGCTATTACTTCTCTAAGAGGTCTTTTTTCTGCCATAGTTAAATTCCTTTATAAAACTTTATACTTTCCATTTTTCTGTTTATCAATAACATGCTTATTCTTAGGGTCAAGCTTATTAGCACGGTCGCGTTTAGTCTTAGCGTCAGAATAGTCATATTCACCGTCAAGAATATTCTTTAATTCTGT